ACACAAAGTAAGTGATTTTATATGGAAGATAAGAGTGATTAAAGAAAAGGCAGATAAACTAGACACTATGAAGTATGGTATACCAAAAGCGTCTCAGTCTGCGATTGACAATATGATACAAGATATACAGGCCATGTGCTATATGATTAGTCAAGATAAAAGCGAATATAATCGTGTAGAAACAGTTGACGATAAAATAGCAGAAGATGATGGCGGTTGGTAAAGAAATAGTACATACAAGAGAGGTGACCTGTGGAGAAGCAGAAGATCACCCTCTTGTATATTATAGAATCGGAGAGAAGAACGAGGTTACTTGTGGGTATTGCAACAAGACCTTTATCTATGTGAAAACTCAGCCAAAAAACGTAGAAAAAAAATCGTAAAAAAATCCTCTGGAAAAATCTCTTATAAATATTCAATATGAAAACATTTAAACAAGTAGAAGCAATTGATTGTCTTTGTGAAAACACTTATAAAGATTTAGAGATTACAGAAGCAGAGTATCAAGGTAAGAAGGTGAAACTGAATGACCCGATACGAGGTGGTAGTAAGAAGTTCTATGTCTATGTAAAGAATAAAAAAGGTAATGTAATTAAAGTTTCTTTTGGTGATACAACAGGTTTAAGTATTAAACGAGACGATCCTGCTCGTAGAAAATCTTTTCGTGCAAGACATAATTGTGATACAGCAAAAGATAAGACAACAGCAAGATATTGGTCTTGTTATCAATGGCGTGCAAACGCTCCCGTCAATAACTAATACCTCACACATATAAATAAAACAATATATCATGACACGAGAGTGAGCGAGATATCAAAAACCTCTTTCAATTAAGGAGAAAGTAAAATGATTAAATATATTGCTGCTGGTCTAGTAGCACTTTTCACGACAGCTGCAACCGCAGCTGAAATAACGCCCTACGGTACATTCAATTACAAGTGGTCAAATGATGAAGATTCATCTGGCAATGCTTACAATAAGTTAGAAGATAACGGTTCTAAAATCGGTATTGATATTGACGATATTGGTGTTGAAGGTCAATCAGTTATAGGGTTTGCAAAATTAGAAGTTGGTGTAGATACAGATGATTCTGGTTCGAACACTTTTGATTCAAGACTAGCATATGTTGGTCTAAGTGCAAACAGTATAGGTGATATATCAGTAGGTCGTCAATCACATCCATTTACAGATAATGTTGCTAGTACAGCAAGTATCTTTGAAGTATATGGTGGTAGTTCTTCGTTCTCTTATGGAACAAGAAGTTCAAACTCAATCGCATATTCGAAATCATTAGGACAAGTTTCAATTAACGCTTTAGGTGTTGTTGATGGTGCTTCTGGTAAAGATGGCGTTGATTCTTATGAGTGGTCTGCTTCCGTAGATATTGTAGATGGTGTCAGTATATCTGGTGGTCTTGCTTCTGATGAAGCTAACGATACATTCTATTATGGTGTTGGAATGACTACTGAGATTAGCGATGATTTATCTATCGCTTCTAGTTATACAATGAAAGACGCTGCTACTGATTTAACAGCATGGGAAGTTGCTGGTTCTTTTAAAATGTTATCTGTCGGATATGGCGATAAAGAAGGAACAGGTGCTTTTACAACTGTTGGTCTATCACACGATCTTTCAGCAGATTTAAAATTATATGCTGAAACTGAAATGGCGGATAATGAAGGTTCTGTTACTGATACACAATCGTGGTCAATCGGAACTAAATTTTCGTTTTAAGAATATTAGACGGTATCCCCTCAAATCGAGGGGGTACTATCATACAGACGTACCTTTACAAATCACCTAGGCGGCGGCTATAAGATACTTTTTTTATAGAATTTCTCTAGTATAGATGTCTATACAAGAATGAGTGATTTTTTCCGTTAAACGAAGCACGATCTAATTGCTTCATTCTATAATCTAAATCAGCGTGATCTTTCGATTTCGCTAAATAGTTTTCAATAATCTGTTCTTTTGATTCATACAGATTATAATTTTTAATCCATTCTAAAAGTTCTTTTACCATAAACATACTCTCTTACTTTGCCAACCTGATGTGGCGCCTGCAAGTGCTATTCTTAAAAGATTTAGATTTGAATATTTGAAACTTTGTGAGCTTGATGATCCTGCCCATATTGGTTTTCTCATTTTAGTTAATCTCCTTTTTTTTGATTGATGTTGTATATGTGAAAATTGAGTTCGTCTTTCCACCCTGAGCCATATTCAGTTCGGAAGTAGCGAACAAGATTTGGATCCACATTATCAATATTAGTGCCGTTAAAAACTTTACCCATTGATGTGAAGAATTGTATAATTGATTGCATAGTATTCCTTTCATTCACAAATATATAGATGACTTTGCCATCGGTTTGTGTTGTTAGTCCTATACAGCTACTATGCGTTTATGAGATGGCGGGAGTGAAGGGACTCGAACCCTCGGCCTCTTCCGTGACAGGGAAGCGTTCTAACCAACTGAACTACACCCCCAAATATGAGGATCTTATTTTTTATAAGTAGTCATGTGCGTCCTTCTAAGAGGCTAGCTAAGCTAGCTTGGATAGAAGAAAAGCAAGTATGTCTATCAGTATATCAGGATTCATATGTACAATAAATCCACCGACAATCATACCTAGAATAAACTTAAACATTTTTATACTTCTCAATCAATGGTGATTGTAAAGGCGAATCATTTTTATAATGATCTTGTGATAATTGTATGATTGCATAATGTATCACTTTCATTAGATCATTTTTATTACGACCTTCTTTCTTGCCGTATCTTTGAGCATACTTTAAAATATTGCCCATACAGAAACCTGTGCCATGACCTTGATCTATAATAATCTCAGTCGCTTGATAGTTTTTAGTTTGTGCATAATGTGAATCATATGTTTTGTCAACATAAGTTTTAATATCATGTATTATTTGATTCTCATTAAATTTGTAATCTATCATTAATGTAGTCCTTTCATAATTGTTTTTTGTTTTGTTGTTAGTTTTGGATTCAAATGAACTCTAACTTTGTTTTGAACTCTAGATGGCGATACGCCTATCATAGTGCAGTAATTTATAAAGACATCATGATCTTCATTATCTTCGTTTAATAACCAATCCATGGCGTCAACTTTATGTTTCAAATACTTTTTACTTTTGCCTGTATAAGAAGCATCCTCAACTGCCTGTGTTAATATAGCAGTAATAAATCTTTCTTCACCTATCATTATATGTCCTTTTCAATTTGTGAGAAGTATGCCCAATACTGGTCACCGTTCTCGGTTACATATGAAATCGATCCTGGATAATTAAGTTCAGTATCGTATTCACTTATTTGTGTTCCTAATTCACCTGCAGGATCACCGGTCTTTGTTGCAATTGATATGTCAGTTATTTTTCCATATCTTGTACTCGCACCGAATTTTCCAGTTACGGTTACATCATCTTCTATTTTAATAATCATAATTACTATCCTTTTCTAATAAATTTGCTTCAATACTAACTGATAATTTGTTTGCGAGTTCAGGCCATTTATCTGATAAAACTTCAATAAACAAATCTCTTTGTTTTAAATCCATTCTTGCAATAGTCTCAACTGTATTATCTACCATTACTTCGCTCATGATCTGATTAGTGTCTATCATTGTAATACCTCCATGCCTTTTTGATTTAGTGAATCTGAAAGATAACAGTATAAATCATTTTCAAAATCATATTCATCAAAACCTATTAAGGCAAAATCAACATCTGATTTTTTAGCTATATCAACTGCTTGATCGATACTGATAGTTCTACTTTTAACTTTTGATTCTAAACTATCAAGATATTCTTCGGCCATATCTTCGGCCCATTGTTTCACTTTTCCCATTATTTAATCTCCTTTGATTGATTTATTAGTGCAAGAAACATTGACATGATTCCTACGATTGCAAGTACAAAACATAAAACAAAATTATTGCCTGATGTTTCTAGTGTAGGGCCGTCAATGGCCCCCACAGAAAGTATCATACATATGATACCAATTACAGATAAGAAGGCACTCATTAAGCAACCTCTTTCATCATAGAGAATGGCACACGCCATTTACTACCGTTGCAATTTACAACAGCTTTTGATATGTTGATTTTCTCAACAATACCAATGTGTTGGCGACCGTTAGGTCTACCAAAAGAAACTTTCTGACCAATAGAAAGTTCAGACTTAGCGCTGCCTTTTGCTTTTGCAATCGCAGCTTCTAAAAGGAACAAATGTTCCTTATGACTTGGTTCTTTGATCCAGTCAAGTATCAAGTCAAGATTGTTAAATTGTAGTTTTTTCATAATATAGTTTCCTTTCGACTATCTTAAATATAATGGACCAGTCCATTGCATTGGGTAATTACCTTCAAGTACATTACCTCTTGGTTGATTTAACGCAGGTGCAGCCCAACTTGCGGCCTTTAAAACATCACCTTTCTTAAAACGTGGTTGTCCCCCTGGTGTGAACATATCTTCTTTCACTATAAAAGAATGAACAGAATGTTTAGCACAAACTTTGATAAACTTTTGCCCTTCTTTTACAGACCATGAGTTAGCAAATTCTTCTTGCATATTTTTATTATCACAAAACTCATTGTAATCTTCAATCGAAGCTGCAATCAGTTTTGCGATACCGTCTTTAATATTTTCTGATGGTTTTACATTTTTCATAATATAGTTT